ATGGAATTTTGATGAAGATAACAAATTTAAACATAGATACCCAGGATTACAAAATTTGAAAGAAGAATTCCTTAAAACGAAGTCATTAGTTTATAACAATGAATCCAACATGGGGCAAGGAATATTACACTACACATCATCATATTTACATTTAGCCATGATAAGCTTCCGAGATAGGTTGTACAAAAAATGGTGCATAGAACTCAACATGGACTCTAAAGATCATGAAGACTTGTTATCTTCTGACGACTCATACACTATATTCTGTCCAGAATTATCAAAGAGAGATAAAACAAAGGTGGTCAAGCTTAAATTGAAGATGTTCTTGAAATGTCAACAAGTTTCTGAGTATTTGTTCAATTGCAGAACATCAAAGGTAAAATCTAGTGTAAATCCATTAATAGGGGAATTCAACTCTCTCTTCCTGAGTAACATGACATTCATACCAACATTGTTCAAATTTTGTTTATCCTCAGTACACCCAGTTAACACAGACTCATTTTACAGAATGGTTAAAGAATCATATTCATCAAGCAGACAAATAATGGAAAATGGAGGAACAGTAGATTTATACATGTTATCACACTTGTTAAACAAACAATACTGTGAAGAGATTTACCACACATATAAAGGAGGGCAAAATGACCCTGTCAAATTTAATGTGAGATCTATTCCATATCACATAGGTCACTACCCCATCTTCAATCCAGCATTAATGCTAACATTTGGACCTGAGTACTATAATTACAAATTGTTTCAAAACTTTAATGATTTAAATGACACCGAGAAACAATTATTCATGGCATCCCATAAAGTGGTGAGTGGTAGCTTGGTTGATGTTATGGGGGAATTTGAAAATGGAGACACAATACTAGGTGGATTAATACGAATAGATGCTAAGATAGGGCCAGTTTCACAATTATCTCGGATCAGAGAGAATGCTTTAATGACCAAAGACGAACTTTCTAGTCAAATAATGGAAAACCCCATGGTTATATTACTGAGACCAAAAACCTTAAATGAGCTTAAATTTAAAGTGACTCATAAATTATACACCACAGGGTCAAAAGAAGCATTGAAAAATCTAGCTGCTTCAATCTTTTATGGCCGTGTTTCTGCAACTGTTTCAGCTCAAGCTTTTTACATACCAAATGGATTAAATGAGTCAAAAACATTTAGTGAATGTTTCCAAATGTTGTTGAATGAGAAGTCAGATATAAAAGAATTCTCCAAACATATGAGATTCTTATATCCGAAACATGAAGATTATGATCTATTCACACATAATGATGACTATAAAACAAAATTCCAGATTAGAAATCCAATGGAGATTCAAACTGTTCAGACACTGACAACTCATAAAATTTACACTAAATTAACACAACCAGTTTCTGATCTGTTGATGTACAAGTGGGGAATTCGACCAATCCCTGAACATTTACAAACAAAAGTTGAAAGGGATTTCATTTTAATGAAACACCATTTTCCCTTAATTCAAGACACACTGCAGGAGACTAAAGATCAATTCAC